AGTTTTTAAGCGCCCAAACTCTCTCTACCGCCACCGTCAATATTCCGGCTGCCACCGACACCGTGATCGTGCAGCTCGCGCTCCCCGCCGGCGACTGGGACGTGTGGGGCTCCGGCGGATTCACCTTGAGTCTGACTGGTGGCAGCGGTCTGGACCTTGAGCTGCATGCCTGGCTCAACCCGGCTGGCACCACTGTGCCTTCGATCGACTCGATGGGCGGTCACGTGCTGGTCAACACCAACATCCCTAATCAGCCGCAGGCGCTCGTCCCCATCACGCCGCTGCGGGTATCGAGCGCCACCCCAGTGACCGTGTCGCTTGGCGCCACCCCTACCTACCTCGGCGGTGGTGGCACCATCGGCGGCTTCGGCAAGATCATGGCGCGCCGCGCCCGCTAGCGCCAAGGCAAGAGGACAAAATGCCGTCCGAAAGCAAGCAGCAACGCAAGGCCATGTTCGCCGCCAAAGCAGGCAACAGCACTCTTGGCATTCCCCAGAAAGTTGGCAAGGATTTCATCAAGGCCGATCAGGCCAAGAGCAAGGCCAGCCTCAGCAGACTCCCATTACGTAAAGGCGCACCTCCCGTACCAACCAAGAAGTAGGAGACGAACATGGCAGTCAAGCAACCGTGGCAGGACAACTACCAGCCTCAGAGTGGCGAGTACGGCGATGGCTACAGTGGCGACTTGAACAAGGGCGACGAGCAGGAGTACCTGGAGGCAGACGCGCGTGTCGACGCAACGCGCGCCGAGTTTGGTAAAGTCCCCAAGGACATGCCTGACCCGAGCAAGAAATGAATATTCTCGACTACAAACCTTCACCCACGGTGAAGGCGTTCATTAAAGATTTCCGTCATCAGGCGCTATTCTACACCTGGATCGTGGGCCCCGTGGGGTCCGCGAAAACTACTGCGCTCTTTTTCAAACTCATCTACTTGGCGATGAAGCAGAGTCCCAGTCCCGATGGAGTCAGAAGAACTAAAGCCGTGATCGTCCGCAACACCCTGCCTATGTTGAAAGATACAACGCTGGCATCATGGGAGTACTGGTTCAAGGACGGGATAGCGGGTCAATGGAGCGCCACCGACAAAATCTTCACGCTGCGTTATGGCGACGTGGAGTGCCAGGTCCTCTTCCGCCCGCTGGATACTCCTGATGACGTGCGCAGAGTTCTCTCCCTCGAAATCAACTTCGCCATCATCGACGAGTTCGTGGAATTGCCGAAGGCGATCGTCGACGCTCTGAGCGCCCGACTTGGACGCTACCGCCAGCCCGACGGCACACCGGTCACTATATGGGGGATGTGGGGAAGCTCCAACCCAGGTACAGAAGACGTGTGGTGGCACGACTATTTGCATGGGCCCGCAGTGCGCCGCTACAAGCGCCTGCCGGGCATGCCGATCCCTACTCAGGTCCCCGATCAGATAGGAGATGTCGCCACCTGGGCGGCTCCTGCCGGCGCGCCAGCGACGCTGGAGCCCATCGCTTCCTACTACCACCAGCCCGGAGGATTGTCCCCCGACGCAGAGAACCTGGAAAATCTTCCAGGAGGCGTGCAGTACTACCGCGATGCCATAGCAGGAAAGTCCGAGACCTGGGTCAGACAGTTTATTGACGCTGAATGGGGATTCTCGATCGCCGGCAAAGCTGTTGTCTCCGGCTTCCGTGCTGACCTGCATGTTGCCTTACCCAACACGTTAACGCCCAACCCCTACTTCCCACTCATCGTCGGGCTTGATCCTGGGATTACAGGCTCAGCTATGATCGTCGGCCAGCAGGACTACGATGGCCGCATTCGCGTGTTCGCTGAGTTGATTCAGGAAGGCATGGGGGCCGAGCGCCTGGTACAGGAAAGGCTGCAGCCGCTCCTGCGCAACAGATTCCCGCAAGTGTCAAGAGTCATTGTCGCGGCTGATCCAGCGGCTGCCTCCAGGACTCAAACCGACGAGCGCACGGTGGTAAAGGTGTTCAGGCAGCACTACGAGGTCGACGTGGAGTCCAACAACCGCCTGCCACTGCGCCTGGATGCCATCGACCACTACACCAACACCCTGGTGGAGGGTCGGGCGGCGCTTCAAATTGACCCCTCATGTCAAACGCTGATCCGCGCATTGAAAGGGGGTTGGCGCTACAGCGCCGATCTGAGACGAGAAACACTTCGGGGTCATGATCCCGAGAAGAACGCCTACTCCCATCCTGGCGACGCATTTGGCTACCTGTGCAGGTTCTTCCACCGTGACCGCCAGAGGGAAAGCCGCTATCGTCTACCGGTGGGCACGCTAGCGGCGCGCCGCCAGGGCGCGCTTGGGCTGCGGCAGCCCGAGCGCAACTCGTATCATGTAAGGTAATACCATGGCGCTCCCGACCTCGGAGCCACCGCTGAACACGGCAAAAGCCTACCCCGACCCGGACCTCAAGCCGCCTGGTCTCTCTATCCCGACGCCGAGTCCCAGCAAGGATGACTCCGAGTCACATGCGTCCAGCCCCCCGGTCAGGAAAATCTCCCCCACGGCGCTCGTCACCCTGGGCCAGCGCTTCAATCAGATGTTCATGCAGTACGCCGCTGATCGCCGCATCGTCGAGCTGCGTTGGCTGGCCAATCAAAGGCAGTATCTAGGACTCTATGATCCCGAGGTGGAGAAGTCCTTCAGCCCCAACCGGTCCAAGGCCTACCCCAAAATCACGCGCACCAAGTGCATAAGCGTGCTCGCTCGCATTATGAATCTCATGTTCCAGGGCAACGAGCGCAACTGGGAAATCCATGCCGCGCCGTGGCCAGATATCACCTCGCAGGAAGTTCGTGATGCGATCAATCTAGCGCAGGAGAAAGATCAAGCGGCGGGCGTGCCGACGCCCGACCCGACCGACGCGTTTGCCTTTAACAACTATGTGATGGAGGCGCTCGATCGCTATGCTGACCTGCGTGCCGACAAGCTCAGCACGCTCATCGACGACCAGTTGCAAGAGCTGGGCGGGCACCAGGCGCTGGATTACGTCGCTCTCAACCGCGCAGTGATCCGCTCCGGCATCATGTACGGGCTCGGCGTCCTGCGCGGACCGTTCGTGCGCAAGTCGGAGACGGTAACATGGAAGGTACAGAAGCCCCCACCTCCACAGATGAACGGGAGTGCACCACCGCAGATGAACGGCGGCGCGCCCCCGGCGCAGCCAGCGCCCCCGCCACCGGTGGTCAAGCCGGTCAAGCAGACGACCTTCAAGCCCTATTTCGAGTTCTTGCCCGTTTGGGATTTCTACCCCGATCTTAGCGCCAAGACTCTGCAGGGCATGGACGGCTACTTCGTGCGCCATGTCATGAGTCGCACCCAGGTAAAAGAGCTGGGCGGTCGACCCGATTTCTTCACCAGTGTCATCGACGCTTATCTCCAGCGCTATCCGATGGGCAACTACCGCACCCAGTCGTTCGAGATGGAGCTGCGGGCGATGGGCGTCAGAGTTAACGTTAATGAAATGAAGACCGAGACCATGAAGTACGAGCTCATGGTGTGGCATGGCTCGGTGGATGGCAGGCTCTTGCAAGAAGTAGGAGTAGAGGTCTCCGAGGACAAGCTCTCTGATTACATCGACGCGGAAATCTGGATGCTCGACGCCAATGTCATCGGTGCCAGGCTTAACCCCTGGGAAGACCTCACCAAGGAGATGCCCTCCATCCCGACGCCGCCCATGATTCACACGTTTCTCTTTGACGAGGACGACACGTCTCCAGTCGGCTTTGGACTCCCGCAGGCCATTAGAGACAGCCAGATGATGGTCGCCGCGGCAACAAGAATGCTGCTCGACAACGCGAGCGTCGTCTGCGGCCCCAACATCGAGCTCAACACTGATCTGCTGCGCCTCGATCAGGACTTGTCCGCCATTACCGCCTACAAAATCTGGTACCGCGAGGGCTCCGGGCCCGAGGCGCAATGGCCGGCGGTGCGCAATGTCTCCGTCGATGCGCACCTGGATAGTCTTATGAAGATCGTCGAGCTCGGATTGAAGTTCGCAGATAGTGAGACGTTTGTCGGCCCGGCGACGGGTGGCGACATGGACCGGGCTCCGTCTGAGCCGCTGCGCACGGCGGCGGGCGCGAGCATGCTGCGCGGCGACGCTGCTCTACCCTTTAAGGATATTATCCGCAGCTTCGATACTTTCACCCAGAGTGTCATCAACGCCATGGTGCTCTTTAACAGGGTGTTCAATCCGACTCAGGCGCCCGATGGCGACTATGACGTGGTCGCCCGCGGTGCCACCAGCCTCATGGCCAAGGAGCTGCGTGGCATGCAGGCTGATTCGTTGGTGCAGACGCTCAAGCCCGAGCAGATGATCCACGTCGACGAGAGAAAACTAACCGAGGCCCAGGTCAAGGCCAGGGACATGGACGACATCCTGGTGACCGAGGACGAGGCATCGAGACGCCAGCAGGCGCAGAGCCAGGATCAGCAGGAGCAACAGGAGCAGCAATCCAAGCTCATGGAGGCTAACCTGCGCAAGATACTTTCCGATGCGTTCAAGAATATCGCCCAGGGGCAGAAGAACACTGCCAATGCGGATGCGCAGCTGGTAGATACGGCGCTGGGCATCCTGGAGAAAGGAATGAGTAATGAGCTCGCCGGACCCGCCGCAGCTGCCGCCCAGTCTGCTCAACCCGCTCCCCCAGGCGCCCAGCCACCCGGAAACGGTGGCGCGAGTGTCCCAGGTGCGCCAGCAGGAGGCGGACTTGCTGCGGCGCTTGGCATTGGCGCGATCGGCGCCGGAGCTAATGGCGGTGCGCCAGCTCCTGGCGGTGCGCCTGGCGCTATGCCAGGGCCGGCTGGTCAAGGCCTCCCTCAATGATGTACCTTTGCTGCAGGGTGAGGCACGCACATTGGAGAAGCTGATATCCGAGTTGTCCGGCGAGCGCATCGACGCTTCAGGATCAGGATAAAGAGTAGGAGATGATTCATGGCACGAGCTCCGCGCGCTACTGCAGCTCCCGCTGCCGAGCCGGCACCCGCGCCGGCACCAGCCCCGGC